TTATGTTAATTTTGACTATGTTCTTCAAGAAGGTAGTACTAGACCAGACATTCTTTCTTTTAATTATTATAATTCTTCACAGTACGATTGGTTAATCTATATGGCCAATAGTATTGTAGATCCATATCATGATTACTATAAATCAAATCAAGACTTCAACAACTATATAATTGGCAAATATGGCTCTATAGAATTAGCTAGAAGCTTAATTTTATTTTATAGAAATGACTGGGCTCCTGATGAAAGTTTAATCTCTGAATCAGTGTATGACAATCTAAGTTCGAACATCAAGAAATACTGGAAGCCGAGACTTAATATAACATCACAGATAGTTGGCTATGAACGAGTAAAAGAAGATTGGATCGCTTCTACAAATAGAATTGTACAGTTAACTGTATCAATTGATATTTCTTCTTTTGATGTTGGCGATATTATTAGCCAAACTTCCACTGCTGCTTCCGGAACACTAGTATCTAAAGACGATGATGCTGGTATTCTTATTGTTCAGCATATAGAAAGTGATTTTGAAGTTTCTACCTCTGAAAATATTACAGATGTTATAACGCTGAAAGAAAATATTACAATTGAAGAACAGAATTTCTGGGCTCCTGTGTATGCTTATGATTATGAAGAAGAACAAAATGAGCTTAAGAAGTATATTACTATGATCAAGTCTAGTTATGTTCCGGATATTGAAAAAACATTTATTGAGCAACTTAAACAATGACGCCAACGCAGTACCGTGAAGGTAAATTCAAACTTATAAACTTCAAAATGAGTGTGCCCGGTGGAAGAAAACTGGGGCTTACACCATACTGTGCGATGGCTGACATATATGAAAGTGTACTTGAGCCAACTGTAATTGCAGAATTTATTATATCAGATAAAGTTGGCATGTTTGATCATTTTAATTTTTTAGAGCAAAGTATCGATCTTGAATTTACTACATATGATGATAACGCAGAAGCTTCAGTAAAGTATACTTTTTACCCTATTATTGTAGATCCGGCAGACACTCTTCCTGATGACAAGGGAATTGTCTACAAAATTACGTGCGTTTCAAAAGAAGCTCTAGTGTCATCACAAAAGAAGAACATGTCGCTGGTAAAGAAAAAGATAGAATGTGAAAGAATGATAGCAACTATTCTTCAGTCAGCAGATGGTATAGAGACGAAGAAACCGATTTTCCTAGAAAAGACTGAAGGTCTTCACGCGTTTAATTTTACTATTGTGAATCCTTTTACTGCAATCGACGAAATTAGATTGAAAGCAATGTCTTCAGAATTTAAGGGACACTGTTTCTTATTCTTTGAAAACACTAAAGGATACCATTTTAAATCTTTTGAAGGATTAGTTAAAGAGGGCCTTACTAAAATTGGTGATAAATTCTTCACTCAATCTACTGTATCTAATATTAGTATGGAAGGCACTTCATGGAGAAACATTTTAGCATTTAAAGCAATTCAAACTGGGAATGCCAATGTTACTCGAGCTCTCGGCGCAGGAAAGGTTACAGTAAGAAAGATTAATATTAATACTCAAGAAATTGAAGATATTAGTGTAAATCCAAAAACGCTTAGTTTCATTCAATTGAATAAAGGCTCTGAGTCATCGTCTACAGCAGCACAAAATGAGTTGTCAAAGAGTGAAGGTAGGATTATAGAATACCGGTATGATCCTACTATAGAAACAGCAGAGTCTGCTTATGCTGCAGCAGTAAGACCATATTATCTTTCATTCTTGTTTAATACAATTGCACAAATTACAATATATGGTGATACTACAATAACTATCGGAGACGTGATTACTGCAAAGATTCCAGAATTTAATGCACTCACCTTGGGTGAAGACAGATCATATGTTGATACCAATTCTGTAGCCGCTGGTAATTATCTAGTTACTAAGTGCCGGCATTTATTAACATTTGGTGAAAATTCTGATTACTTGCAAGCACTAGAGATTGTAAAAGATGGTTATGGTGGTGAGGCTCCAAGAGCTTATGCGTAAAGGAATTATAGAATGAATATTGAACGCTGGTTCCAGGGTGAAGTTGTCGACATCGATGACCCACAAAAGATGGGCCGGATCAAAGTAAAAGAACTTATTGGTCATTCTTTAGAATCTAATAATAATCTATTTTGGTGCCATATTGTTATGCCAACCACTGGAGCAAATGCAAAAGGAATAGGCGTGTCGGCCGTTGGGTTGAGTAAAGACTCAAAGGTATTTGGTTTTAGAGTCGACTCTAAGCTTTCTTACATTATTGGTAGTTTTCCTTATGCGGTAGATGATTCGAATCATTCGGTTTCAAGTTATGCTAGAGGTAACGGCCCAGTTGAAAAAGATTATGTAGAAGAACTCGGAGAAAAGAAAACCAAATACGCTGCTAAATATCCATATAATAAAACTATTACAACTGAAAGCGGGCATGTTCTAGAACTTGATGATACTCCAACAGCTGAGCGAGTTCATGTTTATCATAAGTCTGGATCATATATTGAGATCTTTCCTGATGGTACCATTATTACGAAGTCAGTAAAAGATTCTACTAGTGTGACTATTAATGATCATTCTATTAGTGTTATCAAGGGTGATCTTCAAATTTTATCAAATGAAGGTAAGATCCAAATTACTTCTGATGGTGACATTGATTTAGTATCTAAGTCTGGTGTTGTGAATATTAGTGGAACAGATATTGGTATGACCGGTAAGATATACATTGATGGAGATGTTGAATTAACAGGAGAATTAAAGTCTGATGGTGACATTATATCAGATGGTATTTCTTTACAAAAACATAAGCATAGCCGTTCTGGATCGCCTCCGGTCAAATAAATAAAAGAAAAGAGATTTAAATGGTCGATGTCACCAGAATAAATAAAATTACTAGAACAGAAGTAGCTTCTGCTAAGAAGCCGTATTACAGTGACTTTTATACTAATTTTAATGCTCATCCTCAAAACAAGCGCTTAGCAAAATATGTTAATGAAGAATCTGTAAAGCGTTCTATTCGTAATTTAATTCTTACTGAAAAATATGATAGAATGTTTCAGCCAGAAATTGGGTGCAGAATCAAAAGTCTTTTGTTTGAAAACATATCTAATGCTATTTCAGAAGAAATAAAAAAGACTATAGATGAAACTATTCGCCAATATGAACCAAGAGCTAGAATAGTCGATATTATCGTTCAGGCAAATGAATCTAGACACGCCTATGATATATACATCTATTTTGAGATAATAAATAGTGTAAATCCTGTCGCACTTAATTTAACACTTTATAGAGCAAGATAATGGCTGCAAACTCAAGTATAGCTTTAACTCAATTAGACTTTGATTCAATCAAAACTTCGCTCAAAACTTATTTGACTGAACAAGAAGAATTTAAAGATTACGATTTTGATGGTAGTAACCTGTCAGTTCTATTAGACGTTCTTGCATATAACACATATCAAAATGCATTTTATTTAAATATGGTCGGAAATGAAATGTTTCTGGACTCGGCGAAGTTGCGCGACAGCGTTATTTCACACGCCAAAGAGCTTAATTATCTTCCAAGATCATTTACATCCGCTAAAGCAGATATTCAATTATCAATTACACCAACAGATCAGAATAAAAACTCTATTGTAATACCAAAGGGTACTTCTTTTATAACAAGAATAGATGATTATTCATTTTCATTTAATACAACAGAAAATATCATACTTTCAAATAAAGTAAATGGAGCTTTTGTTAGTGATACTATTACTATTTACGAAGGTAACTACTTAAGCGATACTTATGCTATTAACTATAGCAATCCTCTGATATATAAAATCAATAATAAAAATGTAGATGTATCAAGTTTATCTGTTACAGTACTTGAAGACAATGGATCTGTAAATATAGAATATTCTAGAGCAACTTCATTGTTTGGTTACGATGAAACTTCTACTGTATTTTTTGTTCAACCGGGCGTTGGTGATTTATACGAGGTTGTTTTTGGCGATGGTGTTGTAGGCCGGAAGCCAAAAAACAATGCAATCGTTGTTATTGAATATAGAATATCAAATGGTGAATTACCGAATGGTTGCTTTAGATTCATCAACGCCGGTAGAATTGATAATGAAGCAGATGTAGTTGTTACTACAATTAGTAGCGCTGCTGATGGTGCAGTTGCTGAAGATCTAAATTCTATTAAATTCAATGCGCCAAGAGCGTTCACTGCTCAAGAGCGAGCGATCACTGCTGATGATTATGAAAATCTATTAAAAGCTAATTATCCTGAAATTAATACAGTCACAGCATACGGTGGAGAAGATGCTACACCTCCTCAGTATGGCCGCATCTTTGTGTCTGTTGATCTTACAGAGATTGATGGGTTGCCAAAAATCAAAGAAGATGAATATAAAAGATTTTTAAGATCTAGATCATCTGTGGCAATGGAACCAATCTTTATTAATCCAGATTATACATATCTTAAAATTGATAGTATCATAAGATACAATATTAACCGCACTGGCTTAAACCCAGAAGATATTCGTACGTATGTTATCGATACTATTTTAAACTATGCTTCGACTAGTTTAAATAGTTTTTCTAGAACTTTCAGATATTCTAAACTAGTACAAGCAATAGACTCTACAGATTCTAGTATTATTAGTAATGAAACAGATGTATTGCTAGTAAAGTATCTTACTCCAGATTTAAATATACCGTTAAATCTTACAGTAGACTTTAAAAATGCTTTAACTCAAGAAATTCCACTTCTTGCAGATGAGCATCCTGTTATTGATGTTCATGCTATTACTTCTACACCATTTACATATAATGGAATTGAAAACTGTGTTATTGAAGATAATGGTGACGGGCTATTAAGAATTGTTACTCAGGTTGGAAGTAATCATAAAAAAATTATCGATATTGGTACTGTTGACTATGATGCTGGCATAGTAAGATTAAACAATCTAACTATTCAAAATTATTTTGGCACATCATTTAAAATATATGCTGAACCGCGCTCACGCGATATTACTGCTATTCAAAATGTAATATTAAATATTATTGAACCAGATTTAAATATTACAATTGAGCAGATCAGAGAATAATGAAGAAAATAGAATCACTTATTTCTCCTCTTGTAGAGAACCAGTTTCCTTCTTTTTATAAAGAAGAGGGCCCACAGTTTATTGCTTTTGTCAAAGCATATTACGAGTGGTTAGAAACTTCAAATAATGTTATCTATCAAGCCCGTAAACTACCAGAATACAGAGATATTGATACTACTATTGATGAGTTTATTTTACAGTTCAAAGAAAAATATCTAAACAACATTCAATTTGATACTGCTACAAATAAACAACTGCTTGTCAAAAATGCTTTAGATCTATATCGGTCAAAAGGCACAGAACGATCAATTGACTTGTTCTTTAAATTAGTATATGGTACATCAGCCGAAATTCGCTATCCTGCTGATAATATTCTGCGCACTTCAGATGGTGTATGGGAAAGACCACAGTATTTAGAAGTTACTCATAATCGTTATAATATCGATTACGTCGGAAAGCAAATTATTGGTGCTATCTCTGGTGCTAAAGCTTTTGTTGAAAAGTATATTCGTCGTCGTACTGCAGTTGGCTATATAGATATTTTATACATTAGTAATATACAGAGCCAATTCATAAATGGTGAACTTCTCGGTTTAAATATTAACAACACACCTGTATTTGATAGAACTAAAAGAGCTCAACTTCTTGGTTCTATCAAAAGAGTTATTATTCAAGATCGTGGTCGCGATTTTAGTGTTGGTGATATTGTATCATTTAGCGGATCTGTTTCTGGAGAAGGTGGCTTAGCTCGAGTCGAAGCTGTGAGCGAAGCTTCTGGAATTATTGACTTTATCTTTATTGATGGTGGTTATGGATACACGGTAGATGCCGATTCTATTATTTCTGAAAAAGTAATATCTCTACAAAACACCACTACTACTAGCGGTGGTTCTTACTTTAAGCTGTTTGATCAGGCTGTACAGCCTCTTATTAATATGACATTTACTAGTGCTACTGCAAATCTTGCCGTAGGCGAAACTGTTTATAGATATGCTGCTAATGGAGCACTATCTGGAGCCGGCAATATTCTGAGTATAGTTCAGAATAACGCAAATGGCACAGCAGTAATTTCACATGTAAATGGCGTATTCACCAATTCTGTAACGTATTATACTTCAGCAAATACTAAATCATTATACGCAAACTCTACATTGGATGCAACCATTACTGGTAAAGTAATGGGAATTCCACAAACATATTCTGTATTTGTTAAAGATCAAATTGGTACACTACAAGTCGGTCAATCAATTCTTTATAAGAATACTTCTGATGTTATTGCTACTGCAACAATTCAGAGTATTGTACAGATCGACGCCGGCAATACTCTTGTTGTTAATAGTGCAGCTGGATCATTTGCGCCCGGCCAAAGATTAGAAGTAACAAGTGATTCATCTATTTCTGCAAACGTCGATCAAGTAGATTTAACACTCGGTGTTTACGAAATCAGAAAATCAATTAGCACTATAAAATATTCATCGGCTAATAATAATCAGCTGCCTGATAGTAAAAGAATTTATCGTTATAATTCTAGTGGGCAGAAGGTTGCTGAAGGCCTTCTATTAACAGTATCGCACGACGCTGGTACTAACACTGGTAATCTTACATTTGTTCCTATTACTGGATACTTTACAGAAACAGAAAAACTATACACGGACGCAAATACTTCTATTGCAACTATAGAAACATATACATCTAATGTTTCTGGTGGCGATTATGTAGCTTCAGAGTATAGTAGAATATTCACACAGACAACAAATACATCTGGAATTCCAGTATCTACAAGTTTTGGATCTGGCGCTGGGTTTAATGTTGGTACTCTTGGTGATCAAGAATCGATATTCATTGGTACCGATCTTCTTAATTCTAATGGTGTTGCCACACTTGATTATGATCGAAAAATTCTTACTGTTGCATCAAACACCGGATTTGCCATCGGCGATAGAGTATATCAAACTATCAATAAAATTGCATTCAATGGTAATACTGCAGTAAACGCAACGTCTGGATTCTTTACAATACCAACAGCCAATTCTAAATTTACAATTGGTGATATTGTTAAGTACGAAGTAGCTACTGGTAATACCGCATTAAATGGCCTAGTCAGCGATGACTATTACTATGTTGTATCAACTAATACAACCGGTCTTATTTTATCATATCCAGCAAATAAAACTACTCATATTAATACAACAAACTACTCTACTTTTGCTAATAATAAAATAACTCAAGAAGGCCATTATTTTTATAAGTTAGCTCATGCTACAGTATTTGAAGTTGGCACTGGCGTACTTCGCACTAAAGATAATCATAATACTTTAAGTATTACGGGCGGCGCAGTAAGCAATACTGTATACGCTAACAGCAACATTATCAAGTATGGCGCCACCACTAATACTGCAATCAGTGCAGTCACGGCTTATACTACACTAGCAATTGCAAATCAAGCATACACTCCTCTTCCAGTTACAGCCGCAGCATATGGATTTCCAAAGAATCCACAGGGTGATGCTAAGAATACAATATATTCATGTTTAACATTTGGTCAATTCAACATTGGTACAATTGGATCATTGAGTGGTGTCGACCCTGGATCTGGTTATAATGTTGATCCTTATGTTCTAGCATACCAACCATACATTTCTGCATTTGGTCGTAAAGATTTTATTATTAGTATTGCAAACACTACTGGCGTATATGCTGTCGGCGAAAGAGT